ATTATAAGACCAAGTTGCACTCAGTCCAAGTTTCGCTCCAAGATGGGGATAGTCACTTCCATTTTTCTCTCCCATAAATCTTTGGATGTATGGGTCTATATGATTCTTAAACCCATCTATATTTTTTGAATTTATTCCCATTTCTTCTGCAACGAACAATACATAAATTGTCCATCGAACTATGTCTGACCATTTCTGATCTCCATATTTAACAACAGGCCCCAATGGTTCTTTTGAGATAATCTCTGGAAGAATCATATGTCTGTCAGGGTCTTCAAAACTCAATCTATTCGATGCAAGACCAGACCTATCAGTACCATACATATCACAGTCACCCCTTTTGTATACGTTCTTTGTTTTTTCTGTGGGTTTTACTGCGACAGGAATATAGTGAATTCCATGTAATTCCATATAGTCTGCAATGTTCTTTGCACCAGTTCCAGTAGAACTAAAACATATCCTTGCACCTTCCATCTGTTTTGCAGATGATACACCAAGAGTTTTCCTTACAATGAATCCTTGACCATCGTAATAGGTTGTGGGTAGGAATTCCAGTTTCTTTGCAACATTCCTTGTGTAAGTAAATGTGGTTGCTGCAGAAAGAACATCTATAGAACCATCTATCAAAAATTCAAAACGTGTCTTTCCATTAACTACAGTAAATTCGATTGCATCTGCATCACCAAACAATGCAGCTGCAACTGCACGACATATATCAACATCAAAACCTTCCCATTTACTACCATCTTCACTACTCCATGAGTTTTGAGAGAAGCCTGGAAATTCATCATTAGTACCACAAACGACATATCCTCTTTCTCTTACACGATTGAATGTTGAACTATACGATGGAATATATTCTTCTCCAACTGGTTCTGGTACGACAACGCCCGTGTCAGAAGGATTTCCTTCGACAGAAGACATTGCCATCATCCAAAATACCCAAATTATAGATACGATTACTTTACCTACCATAATCATTGCAATGCCCGATATACTTCTAGTAATTTAGCATCTGGTATAGGAGATGTCAGTGTATAATATCTCTGATGTCCAACTGCCATAAAAGCTTTGATATCAGAAAAACTTGGATATTTCATTAAGAGATTGTGGAGAAGATAATCTGGACTTAAATGACACGATGCACATTGATTATCCTTCGCAAACACTCTTGTTGATTTCTTAAATCTTTCAGATTGTACCAATACAGAGTTTAAGTCTTTTTCCATCCATGTGACTTTTTCATTAATTTCTGGAATAATAAAAAACATCATGTATACTAGTAATCCAATAATTATGTAAATCCATAATTTACTTGTAGCTACTATATCTTTAGTCTCAATTTCTATTTCTTTTACAGGTTCTATCTCTACTAATTCCTTTTCACCTACTTCATGCCTTTTCTTTTGATCTGCCATAATCTACCTCACTTCTTTCCTGCTTCATTAAGTTTTTTGGTTATTTGTTGTTGAAACCATTTGAGAACAATCGGTATGCTCACATTAGATGTCAATCCAAAAAGATAACCGATGGGATAACGGTAACTTTCATATTCCTTTAGTTGTGGAATATTTGTAAATACAATGGAAATCAACAAATAACCAGTTGCCGACATTCCCATATTGATAATCAAATCAAGTAAAATCAACCATCCATGACCGCTATACTTGTCCTTATTATCCTGTCTGTAATTAAATAGAAATATCCAAAAAGATGAAAAGAGGACTAACCCCAACATCATCAATTCAGAAGTATTAAATATATCAATCATTTTGTTTTGTCTCTCTTTTGACCAATTTTAATAAGTCAGCTGTACTACCAACGAATAATGCATTAGTCACGTTTTGTGCTTTTGTGACCTCCTGTCGTTCTCCATCATTTTCTATAATTTGTTTTTTTCGATGGAGTTCCATTAATTTTTCTTGTGTGTCAGTCATATTTTTTAGAAGTTGACCAAACACTTCAAACGCTCTTGGTGATTCTTCTGCTTTTGCAATCTCCAAAAGTTCATCCATTGCATCTCTACCACGTTCAATGATATGATACAGATTTTCACGAGCATACCGAAAATCTGTATCTTTTTCTTCTCCATTTATAGTGACAGGAAGAATTTCTGGTTCTATATAATGTTCTTTATTATGTTCAACGAGATCAAGATGTTTTTCAATCCTTTGCTCAACTAATTTTTCAGTTTTCATTAACTATCTGTTTCTGCTACTGGATCGTATGTTTTCCCTTGTGGAAAGAACTCAAAAGTTTCACTAAATCCAAAATCTTCATCTGTTAAAGCACCAGTAGATGTTGGTTCAACAGTTGTTCTACTAACTGTTTGTCCAGCAGAAGAGGCGTCTTCTGATACTTCTGACAACATTCGTATTCGTGTTGCATCATCTATTTCATGTTTATCTAAAATCATATAATTTTGTGCGTATGGTGTACTATCCTCTGCAACAATATATATCGGATCTGCAGCGGTAGCGGCAGACATAAGGTGTGTATCTACAACTGAAGAAGTAATAACTTTTGCATTATCTGTAACAGATGGATATAAAAACCCCTTCATTAAAAAAGAAAGTGTCCAAATAATAGACCGCCTAGTTGCAAAATCCCCCTCATAACTGTCTTCACTTGTAACAGAATTCAATACCAAAGGAATGTCCATTTTAACAGTCATACCAGAAATCAAAGTCATTGTTACTGTGAAATCTGGTGTAAAGAATGGAAGAATTTGTTCTAAAATTTGTGTTCCATCTTCTGCATTTTTTACAAACACATAAAGAGAAAAATCCCAATTATACGGTACTGGATTAAATTGTTTCTTGAGTCCAGTTGTTCCCTTTTTAACATTCCGGCCCATCGTATTGAGTTTTCTCGCACCATCATAAGTCATGGAAGTCAACTCAAATCCCATTCGTGGAACAGTAAGTGCCACTTTTGGGTTTAGGCTCGGATCTTGACTGATCCTAACCAACATCTTGTCTTTTGGCCCATAAGAAAGAGGAATCTTGATAATTTCGGTTACTGCATCACTACTATCAGTTCTACGGACTTCAATGTTGTTAAATAACGAACCAAACGCAACCACCATCTTTCTTGAGGTCTGGTGATAAAAATATGTTCCAAACATTACGGATTTTCTCCAAATGGATTCGATTCAGAAAAGTCAAAGACGGAATCTGCATCAATCTCAAACTGTTTAGAACTACTTACTTTATCGGATGTACCAGCATCAATTGTTGATAAAGTTTCTGTAGTTTCATCGGTTGTAATCTTAGTTGCATAAGTTCCAGTAGCCAGACTTGTTGCGCCTGTGATAATTTCTGTCAACGTAAATGTGCCAGTCATATTGATGAGATATAAGTAACTTGTTGCAGAATCCCATCGTGCAACTTCACCAGTAACGGCAGAAGTTCCACCTGTAACTGTTTCTCCTACAGTAAACGTTCCCGAAATACCAGACAGTTCAAATGTACGAACAAAAGATTGTTCTCGTTCAATATCATCAACTGTGTCTATTCCAGTATCAAGTGCTTCATCAGAATAAGTAAAGAGTTCACAAGTCAGATCAAATGTTGGAAGTGCGCCTGCTTGATAAAAGGGTAGTTCGTGTTCAACAAACATGATTTGGAAGAGTTTACTGGTCAAACCAAAATAGATGAGATCACCCTCTTTTGGTCGAGTCCCTATATCTAACCCTTCCCATGCTCGTCTTGAGAGGGAAAATATGATTTGGTCACGTATTTCCAGACCAAATTTAGAAACGAGATCTCCTTCACCTTCAAAACCATCAACGGACTTGATGAACATCTCCACCGAATATGCATCTTTATATTCGGAAATAGAATCCTCGCCAAGAATCGTATCTTCATTGACAAGGGTTCTAGGAATGTAATTTACATCATAACCAGTTACTTTAATTGATTCGGTGACAATCGAATGTAAAAGTTCTTGGTCATTTTTCGCATCAAAGTTGCGGAAATATGAATTTGTAGCCATTCGATTATCCTACATAAAAGTTGTCAGGCGCCTGATATTTCAGTTGCAATTCCTCGTCAAGTCGTTCTAGTTCTGTATTTCCATCATCATAAATTTGTCTTCCATTCAAAGTTGCACCCCCCGGCAACTGACATTCCTTCAAACTTGATTAAATTTTGACCCCATTGTTTCTTAAATAATGCAATCGTATATTTTTTCAGAAAGATGTCGTTGTATATTTCTGTATAAGTTGCACCATCAATCTTTTTAAAACATTGGACTATAATCCAATCACCAATATCAACTGCATTGTCCCAATCCATGTCCAGATGAAGTTTATCTGTCATGCGATTAAATCTCATTTGTCGTGATGTTCCACTTGAAAACATTTGATTCAAAAGAGAAAGATTTTGTTTAGTGGCCGCAAAATAGGCTAATCCACCGGCGCCTTGAAGAACACTTGGAAGTTCATTCAAATTAAACTGATATTCAACCGAAAACATATCGTTTGAAGAAAGTGCTCGACTAATTGGCAAAACATCTCTTATTCCAATAATCGTATCATCAATTGTTAAATATCGTGTATCTGCATTTCCAAATGAAACAGCAGTTGCTTGTGTTGCATGAGGCACACCAGTTGCACCAGAACTTGAACCTGTTACTGTTTCTCCTGCCGTAAATGTTGCACCAGAAGTGTTCGCAGCCCTAAGTCCATTTCCATCTTTGTGTTCCTTGAATTTCAGAACAGTAGTACTTGTTACTTCATGTATTGTTGCAGTTGCATTTGATGTTCCGCCCGTAATCGTTTCTTCGGCAGTAAATGTTCCAGTAGATGCACTTGCAAAAGTCAATGTACTTGCAGTCACTTGTTCTGGTAAATAATGTATTTCAGTTCCATCAAAATGATACTCTTGAAACATTTGGATTGATTCATCAATCATATCATTCATCTGTTCATCTGCAAGATTGATATCAATTACTGGTTTGCCGAGTTTTCTCAGACAATATTCTTTTAATTCTGTAGTCGACGCTGGTTGTGTTGATGACATAGTTTCATTTATCCGTTGTAAACTTCAGCAGAAGCTT